GTGATGTTGCTTTATACCAAAAAATTTGTTCGTCTAATTTATTTGATTTGGCATTATTATTTATCACCAAGCATTCGTAATTTTCTGTACATTGGTCCATTACCTGACAAAAACTTTCAAATGTAGGAAACATTCCTGCGTAATTCTCATAAATCCTCTTACGATTAGTTAAATAAGGTTCACGTAAAATAAATACATAATCAATATTTGTTCTTAAATTTGGCGGAACTCCTAAAGGATATTGCATTGTAATAATTAACATAATTTTCCAATGGCGTCCATTCATAAATAATAATCTCATCAATTTTTCACGTGCCCAACCATTATCATATAAACAATCATCTAAAATAACAAATGCACGTGGATCAATATTAGATCTACCATATGCTTCTTTTTCTTTTTTAATTTGTTTAACAACAATTTTTTGTCTTTTTAAAATATTTTCAATAATAGCTGTATTGTATTCATCATGGATAAATAATTTTGGAACTAATGTTCCATAGAATCCATTGCCTGCTTCTGTTCCAGAAATCACGGTTCCTATGGGAATATCTTGGTGATGATATAATAAATCTCTTACTAAAAAACTTTTTCCTGTGTCGCGACGCCCAATTAAAACAATTACTGGACCAGTAGTCCCAGCAGCTTTAAAATTGATATTTTTCATATCAAATTTTTTTAATTCTAAATTACTAATACTCATTAATATATTTATTTGATAAATAATTTTTAAATACTAAAACGCACAATTTTAAGTTAAAAACAATAATTATTTATATAAATAAAAGCCATATAATGTTTGATATATTTTATAAAAAAAATAGCAATACCCCTTTATTTGAATCTTTAGAAGATTCGGAAAATATGAATGCTACTTCTCTCCAAAATTATGTTCCAATATATAAAAATTTTTTCTCATTAACTGAACAAAATTATAATAATATTAATTTGAATCATAAATATAATATTCATAGTTTAATAAAAAAACATAACCATACGTGTTATAATATAAAATTAAAAAATGAAAAAGTTACAGTAAACAGAGATGCTTTTTTTAAATTTAGTCCTTTAATGGATCCTGTTAAATATTTGTCTGGAAAATATGAAAATATACCAAAGGAAAAATTATTAACACTGCCTAAATTAAATTCTAAACCTCATAAAAAAATGTTAGATCCTAATAATTCTGCTTATGTTGATAGTTTTTTCTCATATTTAACAAGTCAATTATATCACAAACATGATTTTATACACGGATTAGATTTTTATGGTTCTTTTTTATGTCTACAAGAAAAATTTGTTGTAAATATTGCGGACGATTTAGAATATTTAATGGAAAGTAAATTCTTTCAAGAAAATCGTAATATTTTATTTACCTTAGAAGATGGAGCTTCGGAATTATTTTCAGATACAGATTCACGGACAAATAAAAGTAAATTAATTGTCAATGATGATATAAATTTAGAAATCTCAAATATTGATGATAACATATATAATAATGTATTTAAATTAACAGAAAAAAATTTAGATATACATAATAGTAACGCAAAATTAGAATATATTGCTGCTGATATATCTTCAAATGAAAAAGCAAATACAGAATCTTCAGATTCTACTTGTTCTTCAAGAGAATCTGAAACCGATGGTAGTAATAATAGTGAAAGTGTAAAAAGTTATTCTGGAAGTGATAATTCTTGTGATTATTCTAATTCAATAGATGAAATATTAGAATGTAAAATAAATAAATTTCCGGTTCAAATTATTTGTTTAGAAAAAATGGAAAATACCTTGGATTCTTTGTTGGGTGATGAATTTAGTGATGATGAAACTGATAATGAAAATGATGATGAAACTGATAGTATTGATAGTATTGTAGACGAATTAAATGATGAAGAATGGCGTTCATTATTGTTTCAATTAATAATGACTTTATTAACATATCAAAAAATGTTTGATTTCACACATAATGATTTACATACTAATAATATAATGTATAATACAACTGAGAAAAAATTTCTTTATTATAAATATAAAAATACATATTATAAAGTTCCGACTTATGGTAAAATATATAAAATAATAGATTTTGGTAGAGCAATTTATAAATTTAAAGAAAATATAATATGCAGTGATAGTTATCATCCAAAGGGTGATGCGTCAACGCAATATAATTGTGAACCATATTTTAATGAAAATAAACCACGTTTAATTCCTAATAAAAGTTTTGATTTATGTAGATTGGGGTGTGCTTTATATGATTATTTTATTGATGATCTGGAAGATCCAAAAGTAGTAATAAATCCAATAGGAAAATTAATAAAAGAATGGTGTACGGATGATAAAGGAAAAAACATTTTATATAAAAAAGATGGAGAAGAAAGATATCCAGATTTTAAATTATATAAAATGATAGCCAGAACTGTTCATAAACATACACCAGAAGCTCAATTGACAAAAGGTATATTTTTTAAATACGAAACAAGTAAAAAAAAAATAGGTAAAAAAAAGAAAATTATGAATATTGATGAATTACCTGTATATTTTACGTAAATTATAACACTTCTATTTGTTTAAATTTACCACCCCCCAATCCACATTTTTTTTTAAATGCCTCTTTATCGAATTCTTTTAAATTTGAACAATCATGCTGAGATTGTAATCTATGTTTAGAACAAAAATTTGCTCCACATTTACAAGTCATTTGCTGTTCTGCAATATTTAATTTTTTTTTACATACATTACATCTATTAAGTTTTATTTTTTTCTTTTTCTTTTTCTTTTCAACCTTTTTTTTAGACTCTTTATTATTTACCGTTATTTCAGGTTTCGGGGGATATAATTGGAGAAGTCCAAAATTATTAATTTCTGAATACCGATTTTGCATAATATATAGTTATAAATTAAAATAACCATATATTTTTAATTCAATTTAATTATCAGTCTTATCATCATCTGTCTTTAATTGATTTTCTAATTCTTCTTTTTTCTTATAATATTCTTTATAATCAAAGGCTTCATCTCTTTTTAACCCACCATCAAATAATTCTTTTCTTATATCAGCACTCGAAACTTCTTCTCCTTTACCTGTTAAATTATTTTCAATTGTATTATTTATACCAATTAGATTACCATCTTTATCAATATTTTGTGTTAATTTATTGCCTGTTTTTTTTGCTAATTTTTTATTTTCTTCTATTGCTTCTTTCTTTTTTTCAGAAATACGTTTTTCAAATTCTGATTTCGCAAAAGCTTCATTTTTATTTTTTTCGCTCATCAATTGATTTAATTCCTCTTCTAAATATTCAACACGTCCTGTTTTATATGCTTCGGGTTCCCAAGGCACCCACATACCAACTGGTCCCACATAAACATCATGACTAGGATCTGTTTCTCTTAATAATTTAGCTCTTAATTCTGCTTCTTCTTGTGTAGAATAATTACCTCTATTTTTTACACCACGTGTATTTGTTTGAAAAGAATGTGCTCTTCCAAATTCTTCTTCTAACCTTTCTTCATTTACATCTAAAAAATTTGTATATTCATCCCGCACGTATTGAACTGTAGCTAAATCTTTTTCCTCATTTAAATATTCTTGAAAATCAGCTGTTAATTTTGGAAAATCCAAAGAATATTTATAAGAAACAAAATTTAAAAATTGGGTGAATCTTTCAACTGATTTAGAGAAATCAAAATGTTTTAGGAATTCTGTAAAATAAAATTCATTTTTTTGTGTTAATATTTTTTCAGGAGAGATAAAAGACATACAAGAAAATTTTTGTCCAGATATTGGTTTATCTTCAGTTAATAAATCAACATATTTAGGATTTTCACTGCCATCACCATTTAATTTTCTTGTAAAATTAACTTCAATGCTATTTTTCATTGACATTTCTAATATTAATATAATTATATTATTTAAGTTTTATTTAACCATAAATATTTATTTTTTTTCTGAATTATTATTATAAGTAATGTTAGATCAACTAGCTTCATTTTTAGATGTGGGTGAACTTTTACGAAGAGCAGTCAAGTACATGGTCGAAGGTATTATGGTTGCCATTGCAGCGTATGCTATTCCAAAAAAATCATTAAATTTAGACGAAGTATTATTAATCGCTTTAACAGCGGCAGCTACATTTTCAATTCTTGATACTTATGTTCCTTCAATGGCGGTTTCTGCCCGTTCTGGAGCAGGATTTGGTATTGGTGCAAATTTAGTTGGTTTCCCAAAAGGACTTTAATTTAGATAATTAAATATTATAATTAATTATCTAAAATCAAAACAATCTTGATAAAATAAACCGTGTATTATTAATATAATACTAAATCCATAAAAAAAATAGAATAAATAATGATTAAAAAATAAACTTTTTAATAAAAAACAAAATAAAATTATGAATAAACCTAATGCCCAATGATGTAAATGAAAATCACCTATATATATTTTACTATTTATTATTAAAGGTGGTATATTTATTAATATTTTAGGATTGGAACCACATTTAATTTCGGTTCCAAAAAATATATATAAAATAAAAACACCAAATATTAATCCAGATATATACATTTTTTCCATATATTATAATTATTTTCTTTTTTATTTTTTTTAATTTATTAAATAGTTGAAATAAATTCCCAATTTAGTTCTTTACAAATTTTTTTCCAAATTTCATCTTGTTCTATTCTTTTTACAGGGTCCTTTAACATTGGGAAAAATGGTAAAAAAGATCTTTCATCTAATAGTTCACACATTTTATATAATACATAATAATAGTTTAAGAAATTAACTCTATCATCTGGACAATGTTTCGCATAAGGTTTTTGAATATCCATAAATAAATTACATAGTTTTTCTTCTAATTGAGGGGTCATTATGGGCGGTTTTATACCCAATTTATCTTTTATAAATGGTATGTGTTCGTAATACTTATTATAACCTAATTTTTTTAATATGTCTTTGGCTTTTAGATTTGTTAAATCATTTAAACCTATTCTTTCTTTTATTATTTGTTTTTTTATACTATCTAAAACTTCTTCTGGTATTTGAGTTGTTTCTTTAGCTTGAAACTGTGCCAATATTTCTCTAAAATGATTTATTCTTTTATAAGCATAAAAACATACTTCTTTTGGTGGTTCTTTATAGCTGGGTTTTTCATGTTGTATTAAAAATTTGTTTTGAGCACTGCAGTTTCTACATATTACTAATCCCAAATTCTCTACCGCTATTAATTCACCCTGACATATTGTACAACTTTCATAATCATTTATATAATTATTAATATCTATTAAATCATCATTAATATTTGATAAATATTTAGTAACATTTAAACTTTTCCCGGAATCTTCATCGTTTTTTGTTGTTTTTTCTTTTTTAAAAAAAGAATGTAATATTTTTGTTTTATTGTTACCGTCTTTAACACCCTTTTTATTTTCAAAATATTGAAATATATATTTTGAATTTTCTAATAAATAATTTTTTTTTTCTATTTTATATTTTTTTATATCTTTTCTAATTTTTATTATCAAATCCTTTATTTCTAATTTTTTATCCAAATCCTTTTCTTTCAAAAATTGTTCTTTTAATTTATTTTTTTCAATCTTTAAATTTGGTATGATAGTATTTTCTAACTGGTCAAACCGTGTCATTTTTTCATTATGTTTATTGTCTAAGGTTATTAAAGTATTTTTGTTCATTTTTATTTTTTTTTTAGCTTTAGGCTTAAAATTTGGCATAATCAAATATATATATATATTAATATTTATCTATTTAATTCATTATTTACTCAATACAGATAAAAATTATTTAACAAATATTAATTTAATATATATGGATAATACACTTGTTAATTTAAATACCATTAAAGTCGATGCTATTAAAATGCAAAAAATGGTATTTATATACAATGCTTTAGAAGAAGGATGGAATATCGAGAAAAAAAAGGATTTATATATTTTTTATAAAAAACATGAGAATAAAAAAGAAGTGTATCTAGATGATTATTTAAGATCATTTATCGAGGGAAATATTAATTTCAACAAAATTTTATGAATATAAAAATATTATCTAAATTAATTTAATTTACATAATTTTTTTTTCTTTAGCAATAGTATAAATATGGGTGGTGGTTTAATGCAACTCGTAGCTTACGGCGCACAAGACGTTTATCTTACAGGTAATCCTCAGATCACTTTTTGGAAAGTGACATACAGAAGACACACTAACTTTGCTATGGAATCAATTGAGCAAACTTTCAATGGACAAGCAGATTTTGGAAGACGTGTACAATGTACTATTTCCAGAAATGGTGATTTGGCATACAGAACATACTTACAAGTTACGCTTCCAGAAGTTAATAAATCTCATGGAGCAAATAACGCATGTTACGCACGGTGGTTAGATTATCCCGGTGAACAAATGATTTCAATGGTTGAAGTAGAAATTGGTGGTCAAAGAATTGACCGTCAATATGGTGACTGGATGCACATCTGGAACCAACTTACTCTTACTTCTGAACAAGAAGCTGGTTACAACAAAATGATTGGTCAAACCCTTCAACTTACATATTTGATTGATCCTAATTTCGCAAAAATCTCATCTGCTTGTGGCGGTGATGATGTTCCAGATGCGGTATGTGCTCCTAGAGAAGCACT